GGCGGGCGCGGGGCAGGCAAAACCCGCGCTGGGGCCGAATGGGTGCGTTCCGAGGTTGAGGGGTCGCGGCCAAAAGATATTGGCCGGTCGCGCCGTGTGGCATTGGTAGGGGAAACCATTGAACAGGCCCGCGAGGTTATGGTGTTTGGCGAGAGCGGGATTTTGGCCTGCTCTCCGCCGGACCGACGCCCCGAATGGCAAGCCACGCGCAAACGTCTGGTTTGGCCAAACGGGGCGGTGGCGCAATTGTTTTCCGCCCATGACCCCGAGAGTTTACGCGGGCCACAGTTTGACGCTGCATGGGTTGACGAATTGGCCAAGTGGAAAAAAGCGCAAGAGGCGTGGGACATGTTGCAATTTGGTTTGCGGTTGGGGGATTGCCCACGCCAATGCGTGACCACCACGCCCAAGAATGTGCCGGTGTTAAAAGACATATTGGCCAATTCAACCACAGTCGTGACCAACGCCCCAACCGAGGCCAATCGGGCCTATCTGGCGGCGTCGTTTCTGGAAGAGGTGCGGGCGCGGTATGCCGGCACGCGACTGGGGCGACAGGAGCTGGATGGTGTATTGCTGGAGGACGCAGAGGGCGCGTTGTGGAATTCCAAAATGTTGCAGGATTTGCAGCGTGAGTCGGCCGCAGGTTTAAGCCGCGTCGTGGTGGCGATTGATCCACCTGTCACGGGCCATAAGGGGTCGGATGAATGCGGGATCATTGTGGTCGGTGCCAATTGCGAGGGCAATCCGGCGGATTGGCATGCGGTGGTGCTTAAGGATGCCACAGTAAGTGCAGCAAGTCCGGCCGCCTGGGCGCGGGTGGCGATCGCGATGATGCAGGAATATGGAGCTGACCGTTTGGTGGCCGAGGTTAATCAGGGGGGTGACATGGTGGAATCGGTGATCCGCCAGATTGACCCGCTGGTGCCATACAGAAGTGTGCACGCCTCCAAGGGCAAGATCGCGCGGGCCGAGCCTGTGGCCGCGCTCTATGAGCAAGGGCGGGTTCAGCATTTGCGCGGGCTTGGGGAATTGGAAGACCAGATGTGTCTGATGACCACGCGCGGGTTTATGGGCAAGGGCAGTCCGGACCGTGTTGATGCACTGGTCTGGGCGTTGCACGAACTGATGATCGAGCCAGCCGCCAAATGGCGCAGGCCGAGAGTTCGGAGATTATAGTTCCTTTTTTGTCCAAATATCCGCGCCGCAGGCAAGTTTTCTAGCCTGCGGCGCGGATATTTAAGCAAAAAAGAAGACAGGGAACTGTCACAGAAAATCGGCGAGAAAATTGGTGAAGAGACGAGGAGCTTCTTCTTATGGCGTTTAATTTCTTTAGAAAGGGTGCGGATGTGCCCGAGCAAAAGGCTTCGGCTACGGGGCCTGTGGTGGCGTATCACGGGGCGGGGCGCGTGGCGTGGAGTCCGCGAGATGTGGTGTCTTTGACCCGCACAGGGTTTTTGGGAAATCCGATCGGCTTTCGTTGTGTCAAGCTGGTGGCCGAGGCCGCCGCCGCGCTGCCTTTGGTATTGCAGGACAGTGACCGTCGATATGACGAGCATCCGATGCTAGCCTTGATCCGGCACCCCAATGCCAGCCAAGGGCGGGCCGAGTTGTTTGAAGCGCTTTATGGTCAGTTGTTATTGACCGGCAATGGATATCTGGAGGCAGTACCGGATGACATGGGTGCGCCGATCGAGATGCATGTTTTGCGCAGTGATCGTATGAATGTTGTTCCGGGTGCTGACGGGTGGCCGATTGCCTACGAATATGCCGTTGGTGGCAAAAAACATCGCTTTGATATGAGCGGTGAGGTGCCGCCAATCTGCCATATCAAGACGTTTTCGCCGCAAGATGATCACTATGGATTTTCGCCTATGCAGGCGGCGGCCAGTGCGGTTGATGTGCATAATTCTGCTTCGCGCTGGAGCAAAGGATTGCTGGATAATGCGGCCCGCCCTTCAGGCGCGATTGTGTATCGCGGATCGGACGGGCAAGCGAGCCTGACGCCGGACCAATATGACCGGCTGGTGGACGAAATGGCCAGCCAGCATCAGGGCGCCGCGAATGCGGGTCGCCCAATGTTGTTGGAAGGTGGCTTGGACTGGAAGCCGATGGGGTTCTCGCCTTCGGATATGGAATTCCAGAAGACCAAGGAAGCGGCCGCACGTGAGATTGCGATTGCCTACGGGGTGCCGCCGATGTTGTTGGGCATACCTGGCGATGCGGCCTATGCGAACTATCAAGAAGCGAACCGTGCGTTTTACAGGTTAACAGTTTTGCCGTTGGCAACCCGTGTGGCGGCGTCGGTGTCCGAGTGGTTGATGCGATTTGGTGGGGAAGCTGTAGAGCTGAAGCCCGATCTGGATCAGGTTCCGGCCCTGTCTGCCGAGCGTGACAACCAGTGGAAGCGGGTAAATGGGGCTGCGTTTTTGACCGATACTGAAAAACGCGCCCTGTTGGGGTTGCCCAAATTGTCGGAGGGTGAATGAGCGACGAGCGCGCCCACGCGAGCGGATCGCGGTTTTTATATGACAGTTTTGACGCTGCAACCGCCCGTATCGAGGCCAATGAACGGGTGACGAAATTGCAACTCGAGGCTTTGGCTGACCGTTTGGGGCGCATTGAGGCGATGATTGAACGGTTGGAAAAACGGCTGTGGCTGGCGGTTTACGGCGTGGTTGGCGTGGTGCTGACCCAAGGCGTCATATCATTGCTGGATGCGGCTCCTAAATAGGGAAAATAAACATGAAATCAATGGATTATGACGCCGGATTAGAACGAAAGTTCTGCCGGATCGAAAGTGGTGTGACCGTTACGGATGGCACCCTGATCGAGGGGTATGCTAGTTTTTTTGGCAAATGCGATCAAGGCGGCGATGTGGTCGAGGCGGGCGCCTATGCTGCGTCTTTGGCCAATCTTGCCCAAAAGGGGCGCAGCGTTAAAATGCTGTGGCAGCATGACCCGACCCAGCCAATTGGTATTTGGGACGAGGTCGTCGAGGACAGCAAGGGGCTTTATGTAAAGGGCCGTTTGTTGCTGGATGTCGAAAAAGGCCGCGAGGCGGCGGCGTTGATTGAAGCCGGTGCGATTGACGGTCTTTCGATCGGGTTTCGCACCAAGAAGGCACATAAGAATGGCAAGGGCCAGCGGCTCTTGGCTGAACTGGAGCTTTGGGAGGTGTCTTTGGTCACTTTTCCGATGCTTCCAGAAGCACGAGTGGGGGCCAAGGGGGAGACCCCGGATGCCGGCGCTCTGCGTGATCTGGCAAGCGTTATTAACGACGCGCGCCACATGCTGGCCCGCAACTGAGCCAGCGATCTAACCTCCCTTTTTAAAAGGAAAACTTAAATGAGCAAAACCGACCGAAAGGCTCGGGACGTTGGACATGTGCCAACGGACCTGTCTTCGGCTGCCGAGGTGAAGACCGCGATGGCCGGTTTCGTAAATGACCTGAATGAGTTTCAGGACAACCTTAATTTTAAACTGCAACAACAAGAAGAGCGATTGACCATGCTGGACCGCAAGACAATGACCCACAAACGCCCTGCACTTTCTGCGGCGGCCGATACTGAAGCCCCGCACCAAAAAGCGTTCAACGCTTATTTGCGTTCGGGCGACGATGACGCGCTGCGCGGCATCCAACTGGAAGGCAAAGCCATGTCTACATCTGTTTCAGCGGATGGTGGCTATCTGGTGGATCCGCAAACTGCGGAAACCATCCAGTCAGTACTGAATTCAACCGCGTCTTTGCGTTCAATTGCCAATGTGGTGAACGTCGAGGCGACGTCTTTTGATGTGCTGATCGACCACACTGATGTTGGGGCCGGCTGGGCAACTGAAACGGATCCATCTGTTGAAACCGGCACGCCGTCGATTGACCGTATCACTATCCCGCTGCACGAGCTGAGTGCGCTGCCAAAAGCAAGCCAACGCCTGCTGGATGACAGTGCATTTGACATCGAAGGCTGGCTGGCTGGTCGTATCGCTGACAAATTCTCGCGCGCTGAAGCGGCGGCTTTTGTTTCGGGTGATGGCGTGGACAAACCAAAGGGTTTCCTGACGCACACAGCTGTGGATGATGCCATTTGGAGCTGGAACAACCTGGGCTATATCGCCACCGGTGTTGATGGTGATTTTGACGGTGTTACACCTGCGGATGCGATCATTGATCTGGTTTATGCGCTGGGTGCGCAATACCGTGCCGGTGCGACCTTCATTATGAACTCGAAAACCGCTGGTGCCGTTCGCAAGATGAAAGACGCTGATGGGCGTTTCCTGTGGTCTGATGGTTTGGCTGCGGGCGAGCCTGCACGCTTAATGGGTTATCCCGTGCTGATCGCCGAAGATATGCCTGACATCGGGTCCGCAGCCACGGCGATTGCCTTTGGTGATTTTGCGTCCGGTTACACCGTTGCAGAGCGCCCAGATCTGCGGGTCCTGCGTGATCCGTTCAGCGCGAAACCACATGTTCTGTTCTATGCAACAAAACGTGTTGGTGGCGATGTGAGCGACTTTGCCGCGATCAAACTGCTGAAATTCTCGATCTCCTAAGGGATATCGAGATAGGTCATCCCCCATCGTTCGGGGGGTGGCCAAATGGGCGTACGCCAAGAGTTTTCGTGTTGTCTAGCTGCTCCCCTCCGTCCAAGCAATGCGAATGGCGTGCGCCCACCTATCTATTTGGGGCCCCTATATTACCGGAGAATTTCTATGATGTTAGTCGAGCAGACCACAGTGCCCACAATGGCGCTGCCAATTGTCGAATTCAAAGACCACTTGCGGATGGGCACAGGGTTTACCGATGACGCAGTGCAGGATGCGGTCCTGGAGAGCTATTTACGCAGCGCTATGGCGGCGGTTGAAGCGCGCACTGGCAAGGTTTTGATCGAGCGCAGTTTCATGTGGTCCCTGACCGCATGGCGCGCCTTGGGCGAGCAAGCCTTTCCGGTGGCCCCCGTGAACGCGATTTCGGAATTGCGGATGTTGGATCGTTTGGCGGCTGTGATCGTGATTGATCCAGCGCGTTACAGCCTACAAAAAGATGACCATCGCCCGAAACTTATGGCAGCAGCGGGTAACCTGCCAGTGATCCCGATTGGTGGCAGTGCCGAGGTGATTTTCGATGCGGGTTTTGGGGCGGCCTGGGGGGATCTGCCTGCCGATGTGACCCATGCCGTGATGTTGTTGGCGGCGCATTATTATGAGCACCGCGATGTTGGCGGTTCGGGCGGTGAAGTGATGCCCTATGGTGTGACCAGTCTGATCGAGCGTTATCGCACGGTTCGGATTTTGGGCGGGGGTGCGTCATGAGTGCGCCTGTTTTAAACCGCAAGCTGGTGCTGGAGGATGCGGTGCAAACGCCAGATGGTTCGGGCGGGTTTGTCGAGAACTGGGTTGAACTGGGGACGCTTTGGGCCGAGGTGAGCGCCGGTGCAGGTAGCGAGAAGGCTGGCGAATTTGTCACCGTTTCAAATGTGCCATACCGGATCACCGTGCGCGGTGCGCCTGTGGGGGTCGGGTCGCGCCCCAAGCCCGATCAGCGGTTTCGCGAGGGCACGCGTCTGTTTCGCATCAAAGCGGTGACAGAGGGTGATTCCAAAGCCCATTACCTGACCTGTTTTACCTATGAGGAGGTATCGTCATGAGTTACGGGGTTTCTGCCGCCTTACAAGCGGCCATCTATCAACGTTTGACCGGCGATACAGCATTGGCTGCCTTGGTCGGCACGGCTATTTATGACAATGCACCATCAGGGACGATTTTGGGCACGTATGTCAGTCTTGGTCCCGAGGATGTGCGGGACCGCTCTGACATGATCGGGTTCGGCGCGCTGCATATGATCACTATCAGTGTGATTTCGGATGCGGCCGGATTTCAGGTGGCCAAGCAAGTCGGCGCTGCGGTCAGTGATGCGCTGCAAGGGGCTGAACTGATCCTGTCGCGCGGCGCACTTTGTTATATCAACTTTGAACGTGCCACGGCGCGACGGGTTGGCACCGGCGAAACCCGCCGGATTGATCTGCGTTTTGATGCGCGGGTTGAAGACAGTTAACGAATGTCGGGCTGCTTATCACACCTTACGGCACTCTTTACTATGAGCGCCCGCAGGGATTGATCAGCAGCCCGAATGCAATGAACTAACTTTCAAAAAATATTGGAGTGACAGCTATGGGTGCCCAAAACGGCAAGGACCTTTTGATTAAACTCGACATGACCGGTGGCGGTTTGTTCGAGACCATTGTGGGGCTGCGGGCCACACGGATCAGTTTTAACGCCGAGGCGGTCGATGTGACCTCTTTGGAGAGCCAAGGCGGCTGGCGCGAATTGCTGGGTGGTGCGGGCGTGAAAGCGGCCTCGATCTCGGGCTCGGGTGTGTTCAAGGATGCGGCCACTGACGAGCGTGCGCGGCAGATTTTCTTTGACGGTGAAACCCCGAATTTTCAGGTGATTATCCCTGAATTCGGCATCATCGAGGGCGCGTTCCAGATGACCGCGATTGAATATGCAGGCAGTTACAATGGTGAAGCCACCTATGAGCTGAGCATGGCTTCGGCGGGTGCGTTAACCTTCACACCGGTTGTGCCATGACCAACCCCTGGGCCGGCGAAGTGGCTTTGAGCCTTGATGGGCAGATCCACAATTGCAAGCTGACGCTTGGGGCTTTGGCCGAACTTGAGGCGTGTCTGGAAACAGGGACGCTGATCGGGATGGTCGAGCGCTTTGAAAGCGGTCAGTTCAGCACCCGCGATGTGCTGGCGCTGATCATAGCCGGATTGCGCGGTGGCGGCTGGCAAGGTGGTGCCGCAGATTTGTTGTCCGTCGAGATATCTGGTGGCCCTGTCGAGGCAGCGCGCGTCGCAGCAGAATTGCTGGCGCGGGCCTTTGCGGTGCCGGATGTGGCGGCAGAATGAGTAGGTTTGACTGGCCTGCCTTGATGCGGGCGGGCCTGCGCGGTCTTGGCTTGCGGCCTGATCAGTTTTGGCGACTGACCCCAGCGGAATTTTTGATGATGCTGGGCGAGGGCGGGGTGGACGCGCCGATGGGCCGCTCGAGGCTTGAAGAGTTAAGCCAAGCGTTTCCGGACAAACAGGAGCCAGAATAAATGGAGAGTAAACCATGACAAGTGAAGTGGACGGGCTGGACGGATTTGACGATCAGGTTGCAGCTCTTGAGACAACAATAGGCAGCGCTACGTCGATGACGATGGCCTTTGACGGCGAGCTGGGAAAGATGCGCGACAGTCTGACCTCGACGAACCGCGAGGTGGATGTTCTGTCAAAAGGCATGAGCCGCGGGTTGAAGTCGGCCTTTGACGGGTTGGTGTTTGACGGTTTGAAGCTGTCGGATGCGTTGGGCAAAGTGGCGGACGCAATGATCAAGGCAACCTACAATGCCGCGATCACGCCGGTCACCAATCACATTGGTGGTTTGATTTCCAGCAGCATCAGCAGTCTGGTCGGTGGCAGCGCCGCCTTTGCCAATGGTGCCAGCTTCTCCCAAGGGCGGGTGATGCCTTTTGCCAATGGTGGCATCGTCAGTGGCCCGACCAGTTTTCCGATGCGTGGTGGCACCGGATTGATGGGCGAAGCAGGTCCCGAAGCCATTATGCCGCTGACCCGTGGCATGAACGGGCGTTTGGGCGTCGAGATGAACGGCCAAGCGGCCCCAGTAAATATTACGATGAATATTTCGACCCCGAATGTCGAAGGTTTCCAGCGCTCGCAGGGGCAGATCGCATCACAAATGGCGCGCGCCTTAGGGCGCGGGCAGCGCAACCGCTAGGAGGGCGAAGCAATGGATTTTCACGAGGAAAGATTTCCGGCCAGTTTGAGTTTCGGCGCCATCGGCGGCCCCGAGCGTCGCACTGAAGTTGTGACATTGGCCAACGGGTTTGAGGAACGCAACACGCCTTGGGCTTTCTCAAGGCATCGGTATGATGCGGGGTTGGGCATGCGCTCGTTGGATGACGTTGAATTGCTGATTGCCTTTTTTGAGGCCCGCCAGGGGCAACTGTACGGGTTTCGTTGGAAAGACTGGTCGGATTACAAATCCGGCAAAGCGTCGTTTGATCCGCACTTTGAAGACCAAGTGTTTGCGATTGGTGATGGGGTGACGTCGGCGTTTGCCTTGAACAAGACATATGCGTCTGGTGAGGCCGCTTATGTGCGTCCCGTCACCAAGCCAGTTTTGGGCAGTGTGACGGTTGGCATTCAGGGTGATCTGCTACAGGATACCATCCATTTTGATGTTGATACCACCACCGGCATCGTAACATTTGACCATCCACCGGACGAAGGCGTCGAAGTGACGGCTGGCTATGAATTTGATGTGCCGGTGCGATTTGACACCGACAGGATACAGGCGTCAGTGGCCAGCTTTAAGGCAGGGCAAGTGCCGAATGTACCTGTGGTTGAGGTGCGTGTTTGATGGGTATTTCAGCAGAGTTTCAGGCCCATCTGGGTAACGGGATTACGACTGTGTGCCGGTGTTGGGGCGTGGTGCGCGGTGATGGCGTTTCTTATGGGTTCACCGATCACGACCGCTCGATTGCGTTCGAGGGTTTGGATTTCAAGGCGGATTCAGGCCTGACCGCAAAGGCCTTGCAGCAGACATCAGGTTTGGCTGTGGATAATAGCGAGGCCTTGGGAGCGATTTCGGATGTCGCGATCACTGAAGAAGATATCGCGGCGGGCCGATTTGACGGCGCCGAGGTGCGGGCGTGGTTGGTGAACTGGGCAGATCTGGATCAGCGCGTGTTGCAGTTTCGTGGCACGATAGGAGAGTTGCGCCGCAGCGGTGGTGCATTTCAGGCAGAATTGCGCGGCTTAACCGAGGCGTTGAACCAGCCTCAGGGGCGGGTTTATCAGAAACCTTGCACGGCTGTGCTTGGCGATAAGAATTGTCGCTTTGCCTTTGATGTGCCTGGATATGTTGCAGAGCTGCCTGTCGAGTACGTTGATGGGGCGCGTATTTTTCGCTTTGCCCAGATCAGCGGATTTGAACCCCGTTGGTTCGAATATGGTCGCTTTGTTGTTTTGAGCGGAGAGGCCGCGGGTTTGGTCGGTGTGATCAAGAATGATCACCAAACGAACGAAGGCCGCGAGATCGAGCTGTGGGAAGGTTTCCGTGCCAAGATTGCGAAAGGTGATCTGGTACGCATCGAAGCTGGTTGTGACAAGCGCGATAAGACTTGTCGGCTCAAGTTCGATAACTTTATGAATTACCGAGGATTTCCCGACATTCCGGGTGAGGATTGGCTGATGTCTTATCCGACCAGCAGTGGTGTCAATGATGGCGGGAGTTTGGGCTAATGTCGGGCATCGGGGAGCAGGTTGTCAGCCTTGCAAGGGGCTGGATTGGCACGCCGTATCGGCACCAAGCCTCAACAAAAGGGGCTGGCACGGATTGTCTCGGTTTGTTGCGTGGTGTGTGGCGAGAATTATATGGTGCAGAGCCGGAATCGGTGCCTGCTTATACAGCTGACTGGTCAGAACCCCAGGGCGAAGAGCGTTTGTGGACAGCAGCTTTGCGGCATCTAGAGGTGCAACAGGGGGCTGCTGTGGGCGATCTACTATTGTTTCGTATGCGAGCCGGTGGAGTGGCCAAGCATTTGGGGATTATGGGTCAAAATGGCCAGACCCCGACTTTTATTCATGCCTATACGGGGCACGGAGTGGTTGAAAGCCCTCTGAGTAGCCCGTGGCAGCGCCGCATTGTGGCGCGATTTGCGTTTCCCGAGGAGGGGCTCTGA